TTTTTATTCTGATTATGAAAAATTTATCTACAAAAGGACTATCTATGTCCCAAGCACAGTCTATTTCTAACCTGTGCAACCAACGTGCACAAGAAATTGGCCGTGAGTTGGATTCTTACAATGTCTCTAGTAAGTCCATTAAGATTGCTGGTGAGACATTTGAGTTAGAAACTCCATATGCTATGCCATCTACAGTTCTTCAGTTACTCAAAGAGAAGGCTAACTTGCATTCTACTCAAGCATTCTTGATGGAGGCTATCAGAGAGAAGAGTGATATCATTACAGAACTTGAAAGTTCTAGATTTGATAGCTCTAATCTTGTAGAGCCTGACCGTCCAGAGTATCCGGATTTTCATATTGCTAATTCTGTGGGTGAGAACTGGGGTTGGTCTCAGCTTACTCCAAGTGAGTATAATGAGTACTTGATGGCTGAAGCATATGCTTCTCATCTTGGTCAATTCATCCATAAGGGTGGTAAGTTGACTCAGATGCGTAAGCAGTTAGCTGATCTTCCTGCTATTGAGTGGATGAATGTTAAAGAAGGTGAGAAAACACCTGTTAAGATTCAGAAGCATCATACTGCACAGGAGTTGCTTGCTATTCATGAGCAAATTGCTAATGAGCATAGAACTTATGAGCAACGTGTGAATTATTACAAAGCCAAGGTTAAGAACTTGGTCAGTGATGAGAATGCACGTATTCAGAAGGAAAATGCTGATAGAGCAAAAGCTTTTGAATTAGAGGAGCAACGTATTAATGAAGAATACAGAGCTGCTATGAATACATACCGCACTCAGCTAATAGCTGAGACTTCATCTTTTAGTGCTGACCGTGAGAAAGCAATTAAGGATGCTGCTGCACTAAGAATTAGTGTTGATTCTAGATTTCAAGGTGTAATTGACATGTTCATTATTCCTGAGAACTAGGAGCTTATAGGTGAGCAAGAGATAGGCATAAGCTGATTCTCTTGCTCTTTACATCTAGTGATAAAGACTTCAAGATATAGCAAGAACGGGTTATGCGCCCTTACATTCTTAAGATTTATTAATCATCTTAACTGTACCGCTTCTCTTCAAACTTTACTGAGATAGAACTCTCCGTCAGACAGGTTATTGCATATAGAACTGCAAATTGGCTGACAACACTCTAGACTTAGTTTTTGTTTTTGCCTTTGAAGAAGAGAAGGTCTTTGACTTAGATTTTGAATTTGTCTTTGGCTATATATCTTTATCACTAGGAGACTATTTTATTCAACTCAACTTATTAATTATGAACACAGAAAAAAGAAACAGTTTATTTGTAGTGTCTTACTTTGCATTAGGACTATTTGGTGGTTGGATTATGGGGTCAGTAAGACCTGTTCCAGGCATGAAACCAGAGCATAATATTAAGCCTGAATACTACATTGAATTAAAGGGTAATGGATCTGCTATAGTAGAAGATCTTGGTGGTAACACCTACACTTGCCCAACAATTGAAGACATACCAAATGTATTAATCAAAGATAATCTATAGAACCATGTTTGGAAAAAAGACACAAAGAATTAAAGAATTACACAGAGAATTAGACTTTCTTCATTGGGACATGGCTGATGTAAAAGCCTCTAATGCTGATCCAGATATTAAAAGCTATCATCTTGGAGAGCTTCAGTGTATTGAAATGGCTATTGAAGCAGAGATTGCAGAACTTGAGCATAAAATTGCAATGATACCACTTCAATTGATGTTAGGTGGATTTGTTATATTTGTTATTGGTATGACTATCTATATGATGTCATAGTAATAATGGTCCTGTAGCTCAGCTGGATAGAGCAACTGCCTTCTAAGCAGTAGGCCACAAGTTCGAATCTTGTCAGGATCACCAAGCCTCTAAGTAATTAGGGGCTTTTTTATATCTTATTTATTCACTTAAAATTCTGATTATGAACATGTTAGGAAAACTATTTAACAAGAAGAAAACATTAAAAGCAACACCAGCTTTAAAGGTGTGCATTATTGATGACACAACAACAGACTTGTGGACTACCTTAGGTATTACACCAGAAAGAAGGGATGAGTTAGTTGATATTTGTGAGGAAGCTTATCATCAATTTGATGGAAAGTCAAAGTCTTATGAGTACATTGTAGATCATTGTAAACATGTCAATGAAGTTATTACAACTACAATTGTATTTGAAAGAATGTGTGAAGGTCCAAGTAATCACCCTCTTTCAGGTTTAATTAAACTCTTTGGAAGATGAAAGTATTTGAATTTGACTCAGTAATAGGTTTTGATTTCAACCTACAACTAATTGACCGGGATGGTGAGTTAGTTAAAACAGGAGTAAAGCGTGGTTATGTTGCTGAACTACAAGAATTACCACAAATTGGTAACAACTTTGGTAATACAAGATGGTTCACCAACTTTAATGAATCACTATTGGCTAAGATCAGAGATTACAAAAGACTAAACACATGAATGTATCAGTAACATATGAGGATTCTGATGTTGCTAAAGCATTAGAAAAGATTATTGTGGACAAGAACAGTGCTGAGTTTGTAAAACTCTTTACTCCTATGATTTGTCAAAGCTCACATGCATCTAATTGGTTATTCAAGTTGATGCTTGGTAATACTCTGCCTGAGGTGATACCAACAGGTACACTTTGCAAGTTCAGAGTTGATAATTTAGGCTATGGTGCTAACAAAGATTATATTAAAGCTAAGTATGCTGATGCAGAAGACAAAGTGGTTGTAACTATAAGAGAGTTTAGAGGCTTTCATGACTACAGTCATTATCTTGTTAACTATAGCAATGTTGATGAGCATGGTAGAGATAAGCAAGACTATTGCACTGCTCAAGCAAACCAGCTAGAAATAATTAAGGAAATTTAACGTAGTATATCTGTTGGTATGCTTTTCCTAACAAATAACAAGGGGCTGTAATGGCCCCTTTTTATTGTCTTAGCTATATAGTGCAGCATTTTAATTCTTTAATGAATCCATGTCAGGAATAATGGCATATATTTACTAAAGTTTATGCATTCACTATGTTATATCAGTTGCCTAATGGCAAAGTTATATATTTAACAATTGAGCAATATCTTGAGCTCACTGATGAAGATGTCCAATACCTGATGTCACTAAATGCTGGTGAATATGCATTAAATCCATTCACAGATTCTGCAGTTGTAGAAAACACCAAAGAAAAATACTATGACTTTGATTATCTAACAGATGATGAAAGTGATAGCATTATTTCAGATGATGAACCATTTGATGAAATAATAGACTTATCTGGTCCTACAGATATGTAATAGTTCCACTTCTGATGGAACAGCACTTACTATAGCTTGAGTAACTATAGTAGAGTATTCTACTCAATCACTTATTATTTACTTATTAATTTTTATGTTATGAGCGCAAGTTCTAAAGTTGCTGTTGTATCTGATCCTACCACTGGAGCAGTTATTAACCAATCTCCCAATAATCCTGAATGGGGTTATATCAAAGTGGAGCAAACTACAAATGTCTATGATGACAATGGCTTTCTTAATAGAAAGAAAGTATCAGCTATTATCTCTGCACCAATTGTTATCCTACAAGAGGCAGGTTACTATGCTGGTCAAATGTTGGATGGAAGAATTGTTGTACAAGAATCTATCACACCATGGAATGAAAAGAATCCAGAGCGTGATTTGAAAGTAGCAGGTGCTACTGGTATTATTTGCCGTATTGAAGACCAACCAATTTACCGCAAAACTTTCTACACTGAGAAAGAGAATGCTAAAGACATTTTCCTTGCTCATGATAATGTAGATGAATTGAAAAGAGCTTACAATGCTGAAAGAGTATCTGCCATTACTGCAGACCAGTCTTTTGATATCTAATTGAATGTTGATTGATGGAGAGGGGGAGACATGTGCGTTTCCCCTTTTTCTTTTACTTATGATTAAACCTGTATACTATGGAAAAGTTAAAACAAGATGTAAGAAATTACCAGATGAGGTCACATACTGTGATGTCATATGAGCAAGATGGCTACAACAGCTATCAAAATTATCTTTACAAAAGAGCACTCTACGGTCTAGATGCTCTAACAGAAAAAGAACTTGCTACTATGTGTAGTAAGAAAAAGCAAAGAATTGTCAATGTGTATAAGCGTGCACAGGTTACACTTAACAAGTTTAAGCAGCAAATTACTATTCAATATAGTAACTTTCTGTTCAGCACTTTGTTCCCTGAAAGCCCAATTACACAGGCATTACTTGCTGATACTGAGACAGATGAAAAGTTCAAGAACACTTTAACTTTTAAAGATTTAGGTATCACAAAAGAACAAATTATCAGTATCTTTATGCTTGAAGGTATCCTTCCTAAAAACTTCTTAAGTTTAGAAGGGCCGCAAAACCAACTACCAAGACTAAAGAATGATAAAACTGAAAGAATGTGATGGTTGTCAAAAGATGACTGTTATATGGAAGAACCATGAGGGATTCAAATACTGTAAATATTGCTGGAGTTGCCAAAAAGCCATTAATAGTGACAGTTCACAGAAACCAAACGACTACAAAGTCCCTCAGGTATCTTCCAAAAGAAAAAAGAAAGATGCTGAGTACCTCAAGTTAAGAGAAAGGTTCCTCACTGAAAATCCAATATGTCAGGTCTCTGTAGCCGGTTGTATGAATGGTAGTACTGATGTGCACCATACATATGCCGGCTCTAACAGAGATGCTTTCTATTTGGTACAGTCTACATGGTTGAGCACATGTAGAAACTGTCATGATTGGATTCATGCTCATCCTGCAGAGGCTAGAATACTGAACTACTTAAAATAATATGATTTAAAACTTATGATTATGAAAATGATTGGAAAAGATCTCAAGATCAAACACACAACAACTTATTCAACTTTCTCTGTATTACCTATGAACAGAGGTATTGATAGCAAACATGTACAGAAAATGATTACAAGTCTTAGATTACAAGGCTGTGTTAGAGTAGTAATATGTTGTAAAACTAACATTATTGAAGGTGAATGGAAAACCTACATTATTGATGGTCAGCATATGGCTACTGCATTAGAAAGAGAAGGGGAGCCAATTCCTTATATTGAAGTTGAGATTACATCTGAAGAAGATCTTATTGAAAAGATGGCATATCTTAATAACTCATCTAAGTCTTGGGACATGATGAACTTTATCAATGCTTGGAAAATGATCCGCCCAGACTACATGAAGTTGTTTAAGTGGAAGAACATGTATGACATTGAGATTACCATGTTAGCAATTATTGGTGTTAACAATACTGCAATCCAAAAAAGTACTGGAGTAATTAAAACAGGAAACTTCAAAATTACTAATCCAAATGCAGAAGAAATGTGTAAAGCATTCAATGATATCTTCTTGAAGATTGGTAAGTCTGACAGAGCTGTTAAGTTTCAGTTTTTGAATGCATTCATGCAAGCATACAATCCAAAGTATGACCATAACAAAACCATGGCTGCTATTGACAAGCATCTTAAGACTGTTAAGTTAATGGCTATTGGTGATGAAACTGGTGCATTCATTAGAAAACAAATATTTAAACTTGCAAAGTAATGGATAGACAAGACATCCAATTTGAAGCATTAGCTGCTACAGATGGTAAACAGAAATGTTCTATTGTATTAGGCACAGGGGTCGGTAAGACCCTTGTTGGCCTAAACTATATTAACAGGAATTCAACTCCGTTAATGAAGGTACTGGTTGTAGCACCAAAGAAATCAATATTCCAGTCATGGAAAGATGATGCGGTCAAGTTTGATATGCAGCATCTATTAGGTAGAATTGTATTTACTACTTACCTCAGCTTGAATAAGTATAAGCCTGGTGACTTTGATATGGTCTGTTTGGATGAATGTCATTCCTTGCTAGATAGTCACAGAGGCTTTTTACAATTATATAAAGGGAAGATACTGGGTTTAACCGGTACTCCTCCCAAGTATAAAGATTCAGAAAAAGGTAAGTTAGTAAATGAATTCTGTCCTGTAGCATATACTTTCAAAGCAGATGATGCTATAGAAAATGGAATACTCAATGATTATCAGATCATTGTACACCAGCTAGAGCTTGATACTAATAAAACCTACCCTGTAGCAATGAAAACTAAAACTTTCAAAACTTCAGAGTATGACAATTACAAGTACTGGTCTAACAGATTAGAAACAAGTTCTGGACCTGTGCATATACTCAGAGTTATGCGCATGAAGGCAATGATGGAGTATCCAACTAAAGAAAGGTATGCTAAGAAACTAATGGAGTTTATTACTACCAAGTGTATTCTTTTTGCTAATACTCAAGAGCAAGCTGATAGGCTGTGTCAACATAGTTATCATAGTAACAATTCTGAATCTGAGGTTAACTTAGAAATGTTCAAGAAAGGTACTATAACTAAACTATCCACAGTACTACAGCTTAATGAGGGTGTTAACATACCTAATCTTAGACAAGGTATCATTATGCATGCATATGGTAATGAGAGAAAAGCTTCTCAGAGAATTGGTAGGTTACTCCGCCTTAATCCTGATGAAAAAGCTATTGTCCATATACTATGTTATATGGGTACTGTAGATGAGAGATGGGTTAAAGAAGCTCTTGAAACATTTGATCAGAGTAAAATACTCTGGAAAGATTACGGAATAAAACTATAATTATGGAACTACCTGAAGATCACAAACTCATCTTGTATAATGATGAGACTAATAGTTTCCCTTATGTTATGGCATGTCTGGTTAAATTCTGTGGACATGAACCACAACAAGCAGAACAATGTGCTTTAGTTGCTGATCTTGTAGGTCAGTGTACTGTAAAACATGGCTGTTGGGCACAGATATCAACAATGGCAGAACTCCTTGAAAGTGTTGGCTTAAAAGTTAAAATATCAACATTGTGAAAGCAATATGCATTGACAGCAGTAATAAGCCTGCTAAAATCCCTGTAGAACAGTGGATTAAACAAGGAGAAACCTACACCATTATCAAAGTAGTAAAGATGGGGTTACAGGACGGCAGATATGGTGTGCTTCTAAAAGAGGTGCAAATGTCTGCTGACTGTTTTCCATATGAATACTATGATGCTAATAGGTTTGTGCCTTTGGATGACAGAGTTGCTAATATGGAAGAAGAATCTGTTAAAGAAGCTGACTTAGAATTAATTTAATTATGGAAGATTATACAAAGGAGGAAGTTATAAAAGAACTTGGTTCTTTAGACCAAAAGACCCGTAAGAGAAATGTTGTTGATCAAAGAAGCTATTTAATTGGTATTTTACATCAAAAATTTGGTCTATCAGAACATGCAATTGCAAAATTAACAGGACTTAAAAGAGAAAAAGTAAACTACAATAGAAGATTACCAGTTCAATTTAAGGATGATGTTGCATATAAAAAAAATGTATATGTATATGCTCAATTGTTTCCTTTTGACTTTAGTAAAAGTTATGCTATTAAATCACAAAGACAGAAAACAATACAAATAGTTGTTGATGATAAACTGTTTAAGAAATTGACTTTAGTTAGAGATTTATTTGGACACACAGATGTTAGAACTACAGTTGCACATTTACTTGAAAAATCTATGAAATTATGGGCAGAATGAAAGAAATATACATGCGTGTCATGCATGAGAATGATGGTCAAGTCCCAGAAGAAATGACCATTGCAGATATGGCTCACATGAAAGAATTAGAAATTTATAATTGGGAAGAGTATGAAAGAGAACAAGAGAAACTTAGACTATTCAGAGCTAAACAAGAAAATCCAAGAGAGATTACAAAGGTTGCAGAAGTTAAAGAATTCTGGGAAGAAGAACTCAGAAAAGGCAAACTCAGAAGACTTGCAAAGGGTGAACAATGAGGAAGGAGACTAAAATCATCATGGTACTCTGTGCTATTGTATGGATACCAATTATTTTGTATCTTGTTCAACCTAAACCAGTTGCAAAGAAGGAAACTTATAAATTTGTAAAGGTTAAGGATTGGTCTAAGACTGCAAAAGGCTGGAAGTTAGGTTACCTAAACCATTTGTACAACACTAAATGAAACACTTTATTAAATATACCTTGGTATGGATAAGCCAAAACTTGTCCATACCTTTTTGGATGGTAGGTCATGTACACCTTAGTATGAATGTATACAAGGACATACATGAAATACTCATGTCCCTGGGTATGAATATAATTGTGGGAATTGGATTTATTATTGACTATAAACAAACAAAGAATGAAAAATAAAGCAGGAGTAATTATATTAACATTGTTACCAATGATAATTGGAGCAATATTGCTTTTTGGATATTTTAGATGTGTATACAAAATGTGTACATGTAATTGGGAACCTGTTGGTAAAGCTGAGATAGTTTATACTATAGGTACATTTACCGGTGCAGGTGCAGTAATTGGATATATTTCCATTGAAGACAAGTAAGTCAAAGTGGATGCATTTAAAGTAATTGAGTTACGGGCTCAGTATGAAGTCTTATCTCAAATTGAGGATATGTTTTCACCAACTTCTAAGCATAGAGTTGCTAAATATGTTGACAAGAAGATGAGAGAGATTATTAAGGAGTTAGAAACTTTTAAGAAACAAGAACAATGAACTATGAACTAAATGTAAAATCAGACCATTGGAGAAGCTGCTATACTATCCGTTTGAAGTATCCTTCTGGTGTAGAAAAGTACAGAACCAATAGGCTACCAAAAGATGAATTTGAAAAGATGCTGAACTATACCAATGAGGATTGGGAAAACTATCTCAATACTTCAGAAAACTATAATCTAGTAAAATGAAAAATCAACAAGAACGCAGAGAAGAAATGGGGGCTTATGCTACTATGTTAGTAGTAGGAGCCGTATCATTAATATTAATTGGTGTTTTATTAAAAACACTCTTTAATTTATTTTAGCATGGACAATTATCCAAAATGGGTAAACAATCTTGTTTACTTTTTAGCAGGTATTGGTTTTTATGGAGTATTATTGCATTTTTTATAGTTATGCCTGACATGTCAATTTGCACCGGAGAAGAGTGCCCTTTAAGAAATACTTGTTACAGATATAGAGCTAATGCAAGTACATTGATGCAATATTATTTTACAGAAGTTCCTTATAATGTAGAAGAAGATAAGTGTGACTTTTATTATCCACTTAGACAGAAACAAGAAAACAACTTAAATCTAAAATAATGAGTGTAAATAAGAAAAACTACAAAGTAGTAGAAGTAACAGATGGTCATATGACTTGGTATTTAGTAAAGAAAAAGTTCTTATGGTTCTTTTGGAACACTGTTAAGAATAATTCTGGTTTACAAATGCGTTATACTTCAAGAAAAGGTGCACAATCCTACATTAACTTCCTAAAGTAATTAATGGGTGTTAGGAAAAGTTATGCTCAGATAAGACATGATACTCTAGAAGCTTTTTTACCAACACTTTTTGGAATTAAGAGAGTAAGTCACGGCATCAAAAAACATATGATATATGTTTTTAAGGATTTTGGTACCCCTATATTAAGTTTAGCCACAAACTATGCCTACAGAGAAATGGATAAAGATATTAGAACAGCAATGGAAGCTTTGACAGCAGAAATTGCAGCAGAGCATTATGAGATTACACAAAATGTAGATAGCAATTTAAACTACCTGTGGTATATGTATCACAAGGGTAGTAAAGCAGGTACATTCAGACCATTTGTTTATATGGCTGAGTTACAGTTGCTAAAGAAAATGGGTTATACTAATGACCTTGAAGCAAAGAACATGATCAAGATGCTTGAGTCCTCAGATGAGGATAATATACACATGGTTACTCTTGCTATCAAGAATTACAGAGACCTGAGAATTCAAGAACATGGTTTATACAGTAAAGTAAACAAAGACTACTGGGATGTTGCCAAGAATTATGCCTTTGAGATTTTAAATCATGAGGTATTCACTACAACAATGGCAGTTAAGTAATGGCAAATGTAGTAGTAGAACACATAGTAAAGGAAATAAAGTTAGATAATAAGGACATAGAAATAATGAGTCCAAAAATTATAGCTGGCTATGTGATGTATAAATACAAATGCAGTCCTTATTTAGCCAAACAAATTGCTAAAAAATTAACAAATGTTCACAGTAAAACTAGTTAAAGAAGGTGGTAAATTAGTTTACCCTGATGACAAGTCAAAACTGAGTTATCAAATATTTCTGGATAAGCTTTCTGAAGGTCAGAAAGTTGAAATGTATATTGGTCTAGCAGATACAGACCATAGTGTAGCACAATTGGCTAAAGTGCATGCATGTATTAGAGAATTAGCCAAAGAATCTGGCTATACTTTTGATGAAATGAAAATGATTATCAAAAGACAATCCGGCCTATGCTATGATGGCGGAGATGCTGAGTATTGCAAGTCATTTGCTGACTGCAGTAAAGATGAATTAGCTTTGGCTATTGAAGCTTGTATTCAATTGGGTAGAGAAAATTGGAATCTTAATCTGGCTTAGGAGCTACATAGCCTTCATCTGTAGGCTCTAGTATTTCCTTTTCTAAATACAAGTCAGCATCTTTTGCTTGTTTTTCAATTTCTGCAAGTAAAATTGTAAGTGTGTGAAAAGATCTTTGAAGATCATCTAAGTCTTGATACTGTTTAGTCATGCAAGCTTTGATATATTCTTCTGTACCTTCTTTTGGCATTTGACTGTACAAGTAAAAAGCAACAGCTTTTGTCATCAAGTAGAAGTTCTTATTAACTTGAATTGATACAATTGCATCATCTTTTAGCTCTTTGGTTTTAATTGCCATAACAGATTATTTTAAACAAATTTACTATAAATATGAAACAAACCTTAGATATTGAGGAGATTAAGTCTAAATTATCACAGAAACTAGAGCCATCTGGTTGGAGTGTTAAACTTAGAGGGTTTATCTACAGCAATGATTTTGATCAGTGTATCAAGGACTTAGCAAAACTATCTCAAGAAGGCTACAGATTTACCCCTACATTAGCTCAAATGTTTAGAGCTTTTGAGGAGTGTCCTGTAGATAAACTTAAAATAGTTATGGTAGGACAAGATCCTTATCCAACTGTTGGAGTAGCTGATGGTATTGCCTTTAGTTGTAGTAATACAGGGAAATTACAGCCAAGCTTAAAGTTCATTCTTAATGAAGTAAACAAGACTGTGTACAATGGGCACCCAGAATCTTTGGATCCAGACTTAACAAGATGGGCCAACCAAGGAATATTGTTGCTTAATACTGCTCTTACAACTGAAGTTGGTAAGATTGGTAAGCACTATGAGATTTGGAGAACCTTTGCCAACTACCTATTTGATTACTTGAATACATCCTACACAGGATTAGTATACATATACATGGGCAAACAGGCGCATATTTGGGCAGAAGATGTAAGTGATAACAATCATAAGTTCTTTTTGTCCCATCCTGCCAGTGCTGTGTATCAAAAGTTTCAATCTTGGGACAGTAAAGATGTATTCAATGAGACTAACAAAATAATGCAAACTTTGTATAACACTAAAATTATCTGGTAATGGAAGAAGTATATATAAGATTGTTAAAGATGGAGTTATCTCCCAATGCATTCTATGTTCTGCACTGTATTAGTAAGTCTCTTATTCCTGCTGATTTTGTTAATGCAAGGATAGAAACTAAGAGATTAGTTGCTGATAATTGGTTGACTGAAAGCTTGAAATTAACTGAAAAAAGCATTATCTTTATAGAAGAGATTGAGAGTTTCTTTAAAAAAACCAAGAAGAAAACTTCCACAGACTTAATGGGAAAAGACTTTGTAGACAACATCAAGGTGTTTGTTGAACTCTTTCCTAATAGAAAGTTACCCTCTGGCAAGTATGCAAGAACAACAGTAAAGAATCTTGAAAGTTCTTTTAAGTGGTTTTTTGAAAACTACAACTATTCTTGGGATACAATTCTCAAGGCTACGGATAAGTATGTTGATGAGTTTAGTGTAAGAAGTTACAACTATATGAGAACCTCACAATACTTTATCAGAAAACAAAACATAGATAAGTCATTTGAGTCTGAACTTGCTAACTACTGTGAAATAGTAGAGAACCAAGAAGATGATGCAAATGATTCTTATTTCAAAGAAAGAGTAGTATGAGAATGTTGAAACTATTTATAATTGCAGCAGCGGCTTTTATGGTATCATACACTGTGATCAACACATTGATAATACCTATAGCAATTGGGCAATTCTTATTAATTGAGATACTGATTTCTCTTTCTCATGCATATTACAACTATGCAAAAAAGAAGTTAAATTTAGTAAATCCCGTATAGATGTCAGAGTTATTCAATGGTGCCAGGCCTCTACTGCCTGTAAGTGAAAGAGATGCTTTAAGAAAAGCTATCATAAAAATTAAAGCAAGAAGACAAGGTGACCTTAAGTCACTGATTAGTGCTTGGCCCAAGTTTAATGATGCTTTTTGTGATGGATTAGAATGGAGAACTATCACCATAGTAGGTGCTAGGCCCGGTACAGGTAAAACTTTATTCATGGAACAGTTAATCAGTGATATCATTGAGCATAACCAAGACCAAGAATTTAGAATCCTGAAGTTCCAGATGGAAATGGTTGATGAAACCAACGGAGTAAGAAAACTAAGTCTGAATACAGGTGCTGATTACAATACATTAATGAGTAAGGGTGGCAACCCTGTAGATAAAGCAATTTTCTATAAATGCGTGGACTACTATGAAAAATCTGTTGAGAGAGATTTTATTAATGTAGTATATGATGCATGTACCACTGATGAAATGTGTGCTACTATCCATTATGAGATGGAAAAACACAAGAAAGAGGATGGTACATATACTAATATGCTAGTTACTATAGATCACTCAGCATTATTTAGAGTAGGTAAAGGACAAAAGGACAAGTTTGAGATGTTGAATAGCTTGGGTGAAGCTCTCACCATGATGAAAAAGAAATATCCAGTTGCTTTTTTAGTTCTTAGTCAGCTTAATAGAAATATTGATAATCCTGATAGATCCAGGGATGGGGAATATGGTAATTATATTCTTGACTCTGATATCTATGGTTCAGATGCTTTGTTGCAGCATGCAGATGTTGTAATGGGTATCAACAAACCATCTATTAGAAAGATAAGACAGTATGGACCAGAGAGATATATAATCAATGATGAGGATCTCTTGGTATTTCACTTTTTAAAATCTAGAAATGGTACCACCAGGATGAGCTTCTTTAAATTGGATAGGGATACTATGCGGATTATAGAAGTTGACACACCTGCTCAAGCAACAAAAAAAGTAACAATTTAAAACCCAAGTATGAGTACAAGAAAAGAAAGAGAAAAGGAATTTTTTGTCCAACACATGGACACATTCAGAACTCTTAAATTAACTGACCCATTCTTTATTATCAAGACTGCCTTCTTTCAGAAAGGTAAGTATGGTAGACAAGTTCAGTTCTTTGAATCTGAAATTGGTAAAGGAGAGGACATTTACATTGAGTTCTATGACAATGTCACTGATGATAAAGGAACTGTTACAGATGTAACACCCTTCTCAAGTGACAGACAGTTGTTTAAGTACAAGTATAATCCCTTCTATGAAGAGGAGTATGAAACTAAGTCTGGTACAAGCTTTAAGGGTGACCCTTATATTTTGTACACAGTACCTATTTCTGAAATGGTTGCTGTTCTTAAAGATGGCACTGAGATTACTCATGCTCTCTATGAGAAAAGAAAAGCTGATGCTGAAGCAAAAGCAAAAGAAGATGAACTAGAACTTCCTAGACTACAGAAGAGTTTATTCCCAGACTTTGAAATTGAATTCCCGCCTAAACAAGATGAGGATGTTTTCTATTCTGGTGAGGAATCAGCTTCTGATATTCTTTTAAGAATTGCTGTAGAGTTTCAAAAACTAGCACAAAAACTAAAGTAAGATGAGTATAGTACTTCCAACTAAAAAAGTGGGTCCTCAAAGAGTTAACCCTAAGAGATTAATCATCTATTCTAAACCAAAGACTGGTAAAACAAGTGCCTTTGCAGGTCTTGACGAGAATCTAATCATTGATTTGGAAAATGGTTCTGATTATGTTGAAGCTCTTAAGATCCAAGTAAGCTCTTTACAGGAGTTATTAGATGCTGGTAAAGCTATTAAAGCTGCAGGTAACCCATACAAGTATGTTACAATAGATACTGTGACTGCATTAGAAGATATGGTTGGTCCTTTAGCTCTCAAGCTTTACCGTCAAACTAGCATGGGTAAGAACTATGACGGTGATAATATATTGTCTCTACCAAATGGTGCGGGATATTTATATTTGAGACAGGCTTTCTTTCAAGTTTTAGATTTTATTGATACTTTAGCTCCCCACATTATTTTGGCAGGTCACATTAAGGACAAGCAAGTAGATGATAAGGGTGAGATGGTATTGGCTGCAAACATTGATTTGACAGGTAAAATTAAGTCTCTTATTTGTGCTAATGCAGATGCAATTGGCTATATGTATAGAAAAGGTAATAAGACCATATTATCTTTTAAAACAAGTGAAGAAGTAACTTGTGGTGCTCGTCCAGAGCATTTAAGAAATGAAGAAATAGTAGTTTCTGAGATGAATGACAAAGGTGAACTTGAGTTTCACTGGGATAAAATTTATGTATAATAATTAAAACAAAGAAAAAATGGCATTAAGCACAACAGACTTAGGAACAGGTGGTTCAGGAGTACCAAAAACAATCAATCCAGGTAACCATGTATTGAAAATTAACAGCATTGAACTTGAGGAATTCAAGTTTATTCCTGGTGCATATCACCTTATGTTGCATGTAGAAACGGAACCTATTGAAGGTTTTGAAGGCTTCTTAATTGACAAAGATGATGAAAGCAAAGGAAGATATGAAGGTCAAATTGGTAAAGTAAAAGCAAGCCAATATGCATTTGCAGATGGTGAAACTAAGACAGGTATCAAGATTCAGAGAGACAGATCTATTTTGATCTTCTTAAGAACTCTTGCTCACACCTTAGAGCTTGACTCTTGGTTTGTTGAACAAAATGACAAACATGACACCATTGAAGACTTTGTTCATGCATTCAATAAGTCAGCAGCTTTTAGAAATAATTATCTTGAGTTCTGTATTGCCGGTAAAGAATATGAAAGCAAATCTGGCTATACAAACTATGACATGTGGTTGCCAAAAGCAGAAGGTAAGAAATATGCATTTGGTGCTATTGAAGAAGGTGCCGTAATCACCTTTGATGAAGCTAAGCATGTGAAAAAGATGGAAGTTAAAGATGTCAAATCATTTGGTGATGACAATGACTTTGATGTTTCATCTAAGACATCTTCTGATTTTAGCTTAGACTAATTAACTCACCTTATAGAGGGGGGAGTTTAATTAGTAATCATTGTAAATTTTATTATTAACAGGGATTTTAAATTAAGTCAGGAGCCTCCCCCCTTTATTTTTATTGGTTATGATTTCAACAAAGAACTTAGTATCTGATTTACAGGATGTGCCCAAAGAATGGGTGTTTGAATATTATCTGAACCTAAAAGAAAAGCTCATTGGTCAAGACATAAAGATGCTATCTGCATTTAATGTAAAAGACAAAGTTCCAAGCATGTTTATATACTGCACTGGGGGCTTCTATAAGTTTAAAGATTTCTCTTCTGGTTTTCAAGGTGATGCACTTGAGTTAGTCAAAGCCTTATTTAACTTGCCTTCAAGAGGTCATGCAGCAAATAAGATCATTAATGACTATCAAGAGTATCTCTTACATAATGATATACCAGCTGTTGTTGAGTTTAAGTTTCATGACAAGTTCAAGGTAGTTGATTATGAAATGAGACATTGGAACACACAAGATTCCAAGTTTTGGACTAGCTTTAAGATCAGTTCTTCTCTCCTATCTAAGTATAATGTAGTACCATTAAGCTTCTTTACTATGGAAAAGAAGGAAGAAGATGGATCTATGCTATCATATAAGTTTACAAAAGCTTATACCTATGGTTATTTTAGGGAAGATGGTGAGCTTTATAAGATCTATATGCCTAAGGTTACAGAGAAAAAGTTTATCAAGGTCCAGAATTATGTTCAGGGCATTGATCAATTGAAGTATGAAGCCAAGTATTTGGTCATTACATCCTCTCTAAAGGACTTAATGTGTTTTAATAAGCTTGGTATAGGTAATGTAGAATGCATTGCACCAGACAGCGAGAATACAATGATAGGTGAATCTGTCATGGGTAAACTAAGTAATCAATACTCTAAGATAATTGTACTGTTTGATAATGATGAGCCCGGCATAAAAGCTGCTCAGAGATATAAAGACAAGTATGGTTATGATTATGTAGTATTAGATATGTCTAAGGATCTATCTGACTCAGTAAAAGACCATGGTGTTGAAGCTGTCAGAGATAAATTATTACCATTACTAAAACAATCATTATGAGTTGGATTTATAAAGGCAAAGAGTTTGATGATGCATGTATCCCGGAAGGTGGTATAGGATTTATCTACAGCATGACTGCTATCATTGACGGTAAGTCTGTTGCATATATTGGTAAGAAGAACTTCTTTGCTAATATAAAGAAACCCATGGGTAAGAAAGCTTTGGCTATGTCTACAGACAAAAGACTGAAGAAGTACACCCGAGAGCTCAAGCCTGACTTCATGAAGTATTACAGTAGTAATAAGACTCTTAAAGATGCTCACAAAGCAGGAGTTGCTATCAAAAGAGAGATCTTGATGATATGCTACTCAGCTATGGAATTAACTTATCAAGAAGTAAAGCACCAGTTTAAATATGAAGTGCTTGAGAAAGAAGAATATCTAAATGCCAACATCCTTGGCAGATTTTACAAAACAAAATAGTTATGAATGAAATAAATATGACAGGCCTTCTATTACAGTTGGCTGACCGTGGTGTGACTGGTGTTAAGGTGCAATATGAAGGTTCAGGAGACTCCGGAGCAATTGAAAATGTAGTTTATACTACAGAAAAAATGGTTGAAGATGAAGAAGATG